TGCCACTTCCGTTGCGCCAGTGTCTTTGACAACAGCACGCCAGTCAGAAATAACACCCTTTTGGGCGTTAGCAACAGCCGTTGGGTCTTTGAGATCAACTGCAACTTTGGGTGCGCCAGCGGCACGTTTAGATAGTTCAAACTCTTGGAATGTACCTTTGTAGCCTTGATCCTTGGCAAAATTGTATTCAGCAATTGCACTAGGAATTGGCTCACGCTTAGGAGCGCCACTGGCAACAGCCACAGGCTTACCATCCGGCCCCATCTCATACCTGACTTGATTTTCGCCAAGTGTGTATCCTTCAGGGCGCATTGCCTTCTGAGCAGCAACGATTTCTGTCAAAGCCTTACGACCTTCAGGCAAGGCCATCAAAAGAGGTGTTGCACCAGTTAGGTCAAACTGTGCAGGACGAGCCTGAACAGCAGGAGTCATGCCTTCGCCGACTCGCTGACCCATGATATCTTCGCCATAGATTTCCTGAGCAGGTTGTGCAGCAACCGCAGGTTGATACGCCTGACCGATGATTCGATTGACAGCTTCCTGACGCTGCTTAACCGCCTGAGCCTCTTGACGCTGGCGCAGCAACTCCTGAATCTGTGCGCCTTGCAGAGTTTCAGCAAGTTGGCCTTGCATTGTCTGTTTGTAGGCTTGCTGACCAAGTTGCAGACCTTCAGCAATCGAGCGACCCGTGTTGCCACCCTGGAACAGCCGACCAGCCAATGTATACATTGCTTGAGCCTGAGCATCATCACGGGCGCGTTGTACGTCTTCAGGAGACATACCCAGCAGCCCCAAGGTCTGAGAGCCGCTGCTTCCGAAAATATCAAGTAGTCCAGCCATCATGTCACCTTAACTAAAGAGCCGATTCCAGCCACTAGACAACCAGCCAGTATTCTTCTCAATGCCCGCCAGAGTTGCGGCAGTTCCCAAAAGGTTCTGCAATGTTGACGCATCAGAACCGCCACCCATTTGAATAGGTTGGTTTTTGAGAGGATTCCCATAAACTGCATTGAGATAATTTGCCAAGTTCTGCTGCGGAGCGTTCTGCAAGAAGTTAAAGCGATTGATGTCTGCTTGCAGTTGCTGACCCGTATAACCCTCACGCAGTTGACCAGCCTGCAACATATTCTGGATGTCTTGGTAGTCAGCCTGAGCCATTGCAGGAGCAGCAGCAATCGCAGCATTCTGACGGGCACGTTCGGCTTCGTAATTCTGATAAGCCAGGTTGCCAGCGGTGTTTGCCAAGGATTGAGCAAAAGCACCAGTAGCACGATCCTGAAGGTTGCCCATTGCACCAGAACCATAACGACCAGCCAGGCTTGCCTTGGAAGCAATGTCACCAATGGCGGTCTGGAACTGTTGGGTAGCAGCTTGTGCAGCAGGGGCAAAAGCACCCTGGAAGAACGGGTTACCAGTTAGGTAAGCGCCGCCAAGCGTCTGACCCAAAGCGCCCTGAGCCTGACCAAGCAGAGGATTGCCTTGAGCGGCACGAGCCTCAAGAGCCTGAAGGCCAGTTTGTGTGGCCGTAGACGGGGCTACAAACGCTTGGTTTGGATAGTATTGAGGGCCACCAGCCTGATAAAGCTGTTGTGCCTGCTGCAAGCCGTATTGCAGAAACGGCTGGATTGTTGGATCAATTTGGGTGGAGGTAGTAACCGCCATGATAACTCCTAAAAGTTTGGATTCCATGACGGGTGATCCGATGGAATCATTATAAACACTTTATCCCACAATGACATAGGCATATGTCTTGTTTGAGGTGGAATTTGCAAAATGCGTCAAAGTCGCCTCGCCTTGCGTCTGTGCGCTGACATACACACTGTAATCACCAGCAGCATTCGTCCCGTTGGATGATGCAAAGTTAACGGTAACAATGGCAGAAGGGGTGGCAGGTCTTGCCGGGCTTGTCTGGGATGGAATCTGTTGGATACTCACAGCAGTGCTGGTTGTTCTCCACATAATTTCAACATAATCATTTGCTGCAAGTTCCACCCAGAAGTTGAGCGCAGCAATCAAATGCCCATCAACCCCACCGTGACTGTTTGGGATGGAAAAACGGCTGTTTGAGTTGTCAATGTTTGTGCCGTTCTTGGCAAACCAAATGTCAATGTCTTGAATCTGCGTATCTGTATTGGCAAACTGCAAGCTGAATTGAACGTTATAAATGCCATAACTTTTTGCAGTAAGCCTTGAGTTATTTGCAAGAGTGAAACCGTTTGAGAAGTCTGTTGTGTTGAAAGTTACGGCATATGCTGCTGTAGTAGACGCAGCAGTTTGGTCTGTAGAGTCCTGAAAAGCACCATACGGGGTGGAATCAGTGAAAGCAGCAGTAGACCACGGAATGACGATGATCTTGGAATCTACGCTGATCCGCTTGTCATAGATGGTTGTGGTTGTCGCATTCCCTGTCGCCAGCGTGATCGTCCCGGTATTGTTGGTTTTACCATTCATAATCCCATTGACGATTTCGGAGATGGCCCGAGGGTCACCGCCGAAAACAGGGAGCGTTCTGAACAATGTCAATATCCACAGCCACAGCATTTTCCCAATTGACACCAGAAGGCTGGACACGGATTCGGTGGTAACGGCCAGCAGACCTCAGTGGGCAGCGATTCTCACTGCTTGCTGCAACAGCCGTACCGAAAGACACATCCTGGCTCAAAAGCGTCCTAGATGCCACAGAAACACTTGCAGAGCCACCATCAACTTGCGGACGAGCCAGCGTCACAACAGAGTTTGCGCCTACATCGATGTCACCAGTCTGGATGTCTCCAGTAAGGTTTGGCCCGGTGTAGGTCATTATGTAGTTGCCAAACGTCCCGCCGAGGAAGTATTTGCCACCCACATAAAGACGGGAATCAAGAGAAGTTGTCAAAGCATCAATGGAGTTAGAGATACTGTCCAACTGCTCCAGCGTCACGTTTGCACTTGATGCTTCTGCGATGTAATCAGTGCCAGCGTCACCGTATGTCCACTTCTTTGTGGAGAAGTTGTAAATCAGCAGCTTGCGGTCGCCACTGATGGAAACGTAGTTCCACAGAACCAGCTTACGGATTGGGTCAACCGCAGCGGACATAGACGGATAATCAGATTCCGAGGCGTCATTCAGGAAGAATTTATCCACCTTCTCTGCGCCAATTGGCATGACGGACTGACCATCACACATATAGAAACCGTCATCAGAAACGAAGAACGTGATTCCTTGATACTGAGCAATCGAGCCAGGAACCATACATCCCTTGTTCCTAGAGATGTTGTCAAACTGGAAAATGAAAGGCGTTCCAACGTAAGACATACGATGGATGGCTCTTTCAAGGAAGATCAATCCAAACTCGCCACCACGGATGCCAACAATCTGACCACCATCAGGAATGTCTTGGTAGTCTGCTTGGCTAGTTGCAGATGTTGTCCAGTTGGTTTCATTGTTCAGGTCAGACCAGCGGACTCGATACTGCTCCTGCACAGACGATTCAAATGTATTTGCCGCCACCACAAAGTCACGAACAACCGTGACGTATTTGGCAATCGGAGCATCTGAAGAAAGGTTTGCAAACGCAGTAGACGACCCAAGCGTCCACGACTGAAGTTTCTCAGCGTTGTTTGCAAAGATCACCCTTTTACCGAACTGCGTGAACCTGGGACGTTCATTTGCCGTGTATCCAGTGTTCACTTGGGTAAGTGCGCCAACACCGTCACAGGTATAGACCTTGGTGTATCCCGCGGCAAACAGTTGGGTTGTGCTGTCTGGGTTCTTTGCTGCGTACAAAGACAAAAGATTCTCAGCAGCAGAGCCAGAGAACGTCACCGCAGATGGAATAGGCCCGTATCCAACAGCAGAAGAAACCACATTCTTTGCTTCGGTCAGAGCGCCACTGATACCAGGCTGGTCTGGCATCCATTCACCGAACGTGATTCTTTGTGTCGGCATGATTAACCTTGTGAAACACGCATAACAAGAGGCACACCAGAATACTGGCCTTCCTCGTCGGACTTAATCAGCGAAGCAATACTGCGATCAAACATGGAACCCCATGTGTTGACACGAGCATCGTTCATCAGGAAAGGCTCTGCCTCAACCAAAGCGCCATATAGCAAAAGGTCAGGGCAAGTGGTTAGGAAAACGTTTGATGTGTTTGTGCTGCTCAAGAAAGCAGGTGCAGCGTAATACGTCAGGGTAAACGTATAAGCTGTATCTGGATTCGGAGCAAGTTTGAATGTGCTTGCAAGAACCGTGTAATCCAGCGGCTTACCACTCACATCACTGCGAGAGTTGCGAGAATACAGAGCAGGGCTGACGTAATTCAGCGGCTGGACAGGATTGCCATTAACGACAAAATCCCGAGCCTCAAGGAAGTCAGTCGGGATTGTTAGCGTTGCGGTTCCAGCAGTTGCAGTCAGCGTAGAGGTGGACAGCATTTGCCGAATCCGTAGATCACGACGAAGCTAATGAAATCAGGAATCTGAGTAGTCAGATCGGATCGAGCCAGGTAGCTGGCAATCGACGTTTGAAGGTCTGAGTAGGAATCGAAAGCCATTACACCACTCCGGGTCGGGTTCTGAAGGCTTGGTTGTCACGCTCGTTCAACCAATGACGGAATCTCTTTTGGTCAACAACAGCAAAGCCTTTCATAATGCCCTGCTTGTTCAGATCATCAATAACGGTCAAAGGAATAGAAGCAACTTTGTTTCCAAACGGGTTTTCAGACCACCTTGCCCGTTCATCGTAAGAGTTGAATTCCTTTTTGTTTGCCTCAACGATTCCAGTGACATCTTGGACGGTCTGAATAATCAAACCACCTTCACCGTCAGCGTGAGCAACAGATTTCCGAAATTGAGGGTTTTCCATAGGTTGACATTCTAGCCGTAATGCCATAAAGAAAAAACCCCCCAAGGTTTCCCAAGGGGGGTAAGACCAGTCCCAAAACTGGCTAGCAACTACATTAGTTGAGGTCGGCGATGATACCGTGTGCTGCTTCGTTCTTGACTTCCAGAGTCAGTTCGGCAAGCAGTTGGGTCATTTCGCTGTCACCAGTCTTAGCCAGTTCGATGGTTTGGAACGGGCGCAGATAAGCCACAGCAGCCATGTCAGGATCAACCACAAAAGCGGTTTCGTTGCCGCTGTTGGTGCTGTTCATGAAGCGGTTAGGAACAACCGAGATCGTGCCGAAATCGCTCAGGTACACATCAGCAGCGCCGATGATGGTGGTCGGCTCGTTGGAAGGAGCCATGTAACGCTGTGCAGCGATACCAGCGAAAGCCGAAACGGTCTGCTTGTGGCCGGGGTTGACCATCAGCACTTTCGGGTTGCCGCCAGACTCGTACACTTCCTTAACCACGGTCTTGAGCAGGGTTTCGGTGAAGTCACGGTTAGTGCCGTTGGTGCGAGCAGTAGTACCGCTAGAACCAGCAACACCGTTCGTGCCGAAATCACCGTTGGTAGCCAGCCAAGCCTGGAGGCCACCCAGTTTACGGGCAGTGCTGGAGTCGCCGTTGGTGGCAACTTGGTTCGACAGGAGCGTCAGTTCGATGTCGCGCTTGACTTCAGCAGAAGCCTTAGCCAGTTGGTAAGCCTTTTCAGACTTACGGCCAGCCTTGTCAACAGCTTCCAGAGTGCCAGAAATCTTGATGGTTTTCTGGAAAATCTGGGTACGGTTGCCAACACGGGTAGTGGGCGACATCGTAGCGTCAGAGGCGGTAGCACCTTCAACAGCAGCGTTCGTCAGAACAGCAGCGGCCAGGCTGTCAGTCTGCCACTCGTGCAGAATGGCGGTAGCCTTGGTCTTGCCGATAGACGACATGAACGGGGTGTCGGTGGGAGCGATGTTATAGATAACATCGGAGAGGTCTTCACGCTGACCAATAGCGGTGTAGGTCTGATAGGTTGCCATTTCAAAACTCCAAAATCAAAGGAATCGTTCCAAAAGCGCAGCAGCATCCTTTACCTTGCCGGTACTGCGGAGCCGTTGCGCCAACTGTTTGTCCTGTGCTGACTTTGCAGGCGGCGCAGAAGTTCCAGATTTAAGCATCTTCGGAGCCTGTTGAACCTTCTTCTGGATTTCAGGTTTCGACTTCTGAAGCTGCTCATACTTCATTGCTTTATACAAACTCAGAACAGCGCGATGGTCGTAAACGGAACCGAGTTCTTGATCTGTCCAGCCTTGAGCGTTTGCATATTCGCGGATTTGTTGGCGAATCTCATTACCTTTAGGGCCAGCCAATTCAGGAATCAACGCATTCAGCTTTTCAGCTTCCGACTGGAGGTATTTTTGCAGTGCCTGCTGTTGCTCCGCTTGTTGCTGTTGTGCAATGCGTTGCTGTTCAGCACGAACCACGGCAAGTTGTTTCTCCCGTTCGGTGCGTTCTGCGACCTTCACGGCATAGCCAATCGGGTCGGTTTCCTTTAGAACTTCCAAGTTCTCACCCTGATCCTGCTGACTGAGGAATTGACTCAGTGCTTGCAGTTTCTGGGCATACGCCTGTCGCTCTTGTTTCACCTGCTCAAGATGGACTCGTTCGGCTTCAATCGCCTTACGTTGTTCAGCAAGAGCCTGAGACTTCTTCGTGTAATCAGCGGTTCGCTGGTATCCATTGATGAGTTCATCAATATCTACCTCGATTTCCTCGCCGTCCACCTTGGCCTTGTATCGGGGCTTCGGTTGCTCCTCTTGCGTTTCTTCTTCCGAGTATTCGGGTTCAGATTCGCCAGATTCTTCTACAACTTCTTCAGCAGCTTGGATGTTTTCTTCAGATTGGCCGTTTTCGGCTTCCGATTCATCACCCATCATGCCAAAGAACGCAGATGCGGCCTGGTTCACGTTTAGGCTTTCACTCCCTTGCGGGTTGGTGTTTTCCATGTGTCATCTCAAAAATCGCTGGGAACCGCCCAGACAGCGGGTGAGTTTCCTCACAGAATCTTAAAACGCTTGTCCCTGATCTGCTTCTCAGCGGCCATACCTTTTAGGTGACCTTCAATCAGTTCCAGCGTCTTGACAACAAGATAAGCGTTCTCACGATCATCTATGCCATCTCGATTTGTGTTCAATATAACACTAATCTGCTGATTTTTCAAATCATCCATGACTTTCTTGAAAAAGTCATCGTTCAGTAGGTTTTCAGCCCACTGAGCCAGGG